TCCTATTGGATACAATATGCTGTCTGGTACCGCTCGTGATTTGTTCCAATTGACTAATGAAGAAGCTCGCTATATTAATGAAACAAACGGCGAGTCAAACTGGTATGACATATTTGTTATGAGGGCTACACGCGGTCTGCCTGCGTTTATGCGCCCAGAGTCAGACAACAGATATACTATTACATCTCCTCTGCCAACTAAGACTGAATCTCCTTTGGCGGCAATGGCTACTGGTATTAACATACAAAGGCCATCAAACGTATTTGAGAAAGAGTTGGCTTACTTGCAGGTTAATCCCTACGAAATATATAGGCCAATTCCATTTGGTCCTGCAGATGTAGCAATGCGAGAAATCCTGTCCCAAAAATTACCACAATTTATGACCACATACATAGAAACCAACTCCTCTTACAATAATTCTAAGACGGACGATGAGAAGAGAATTAAGTTATTGCAGGTAGCAAAAGCACAAGTCTCTGCTATGAGAGGTCCTATATTCGATAAGCTTATTAGGGAAGCAGACGATCGAGGTTTAGATAAGCAAGAAGTGAGGCGATTTGAGTATGAAAGCACGGGCACACGTGAAGACAGACGCGCTTTTGCACCACGATACAAACAGAAATTTGGAAAGACCCTCGATCTAGATACAATGTCAGCGGACGAAATTAAACAGGCAACTAATTATCTTGAGGATGTAATAAGAGCATTCGACAAGAGCGTATCTGCCCCATAATAAAAAGCCCCGCATTGCACGGGGCTGTAGGCTTGCTGTAAGTGTGAGGGCTAACAGCGGAGGGAAAGCCACACGTAGTAGCTTCTCTCTTTATAACTATAAGTTATATACTAATTGGACGAAAAGTCAAGCACTATTTGCGTATTTGCCTTTTCATTTGTCTGATGACTGCCTCCATTTCCTTGATCTTTCTGTTAAGCTTTTCAAATTCTTCCTTAACTTGATCTCGGCTCATGCGGCTTGCCACCCCCAATCATCACCATCCATACCTGCGGCGTTATAATCTGTTACAACGCCCTCAAAGAAATTCTTGTGAGAATCTCCCGCAATGACCCAATCCACCCATGGGAGTGGGTTCTCTTTGACTTTGTAGTTGCCCTTGAGTCCAAGCTGAATGAGCCGTCTGTCCGCAATGTATCGGATATATGACTTAACTTCCTCTCTCGACAAACCTTCCAAGTCACCCATCTCATACGCAAGATCAATAACTTTGTCTTCCAGAGCAACTGCGTCTCTGACCATTTGATAGATATCTGATTTAAATTCATCTGTAACAATTCGTGGATGTTCCTCACAGAATGTGCGGAATAGTTTTGTCATGCCTTCACAGTGCATTGTCTCATCCCGGATGGACCATTCGACAATCTCACACATGCCACGCATCTTGCCGGTGCGTTGGTAGTTGAGAAGCATTACGAATGCGCTGAACAGGGACATGCCTTCATTAATAACTGAACGTGCTACAGCTTTAGCAAGTCCAGACTGTGTGTTCACGTCAATGTCAGCCATGAACTCAATCTTATCAGCCATCTCTTGGTACTCCAAGAATGCTGAGAACTCTTCTTCTGGCAATCCTAATGTGTCATTAAGTAAAGCGTAAGAACGCTGATGAACAAATTCACGATTAGCAAAGCTAGTAAGCATAGCCCGAATTTCGTTATTCTTAAATTTAGGTATGTAAGATTCCAAGTAGTTTGTTCCAACTTGGACATCCGACTGCGTAAAGAGTCTAAGGATCTGTGTAATATGGTTTCTTTCGACATTGGTTAACTTCCCATTGTTCCACTGTGCTACATCATCCTGTAGCTTAGCTTCCCATTCTCCCCAGTGTACCTTCTCGTGTGAGATAGCTTTCTCCACAGCCCATGGATACAGGAACGGCTTGTAGGTTTTTGATTCTTCTAGTAATGGCATACATTACCTCTGTTATAGGTGGAAAAAAAGCCCACCGGAGTGGGCCATAAACACTGAGTAGTTATACTCAACGAGGGAAATTAGTCAACTGATTTGTCAGCTAATCTGTTACGTAATTCGTTAACTTGTTGACGTAGCTGAACAATTTCTTTTGCGGCGGCTTGGGCCAGTGCGTCTGGGACTACCTTAGTCTGCCAACCGTTATCAGTTTCTTCAACCATTTCAAGTGCTTGCGCGTCACGCAGTGCTTTCAAGAGGTCAAACTCCTCTTCAAAATCTATACTCATAATAAACTCCATGTAAGAACATCATAAGGACCACGCCGCTTGTTAATTTTATCAGTCATATTATCTTGCGCAGAACCAAGCCACAAATGATCTGGATTAACACATGAAGGGGTATCACATTTGTGACATACATACAGGCCTTCTGGTATTTCGCCTTTGTGCATTTCATAAGAAAACCGATGGGCCAATACAGATTTTTTACCTACTTTAATCTGTCCATACCCGTTAGATTTAAGTGTGCCAAGCCACAGCCAGCACCCTGAATTTGGTTCTGGGACAGTTCGATATAAGAACCTTTCTTCTGGGGTAATGGCACTCATCTTCCTTGTCCTCTATACGCCTTGAAGCTACGCTTTCTTGATTTGTTCATGGACGATGTCTTCAGCATTCCGTTACCAATGCTAGTACCTTTAATTACAGGCTCTGGTCTCCATGTCTGACCAGAGGTAGCTTTTCTAGCCATTCTTTTGCTCCAGTTCTAATTGAATTAATTTAGATTCAATCTTCGCTATCTTTCTAGAGTTTTTCTTGACCGAAGCCTTGAGTAATTTCATCCAAAGCTTTAGCAATTTCTTCTCCACGTTTCGTGCTGTCATCAAATACTCCATTACTAATGCACTGTTCAAAGGTATTCCAGAGGCTCTCACAGCGCATGTCAGCAAAGATCTGTAGTCCATGTACAGTAGAGAATACCTGATCCTCATTCATGTACTCTAGGCGTTCTATGAGAAGCTTGAGGTCATCTACTAAATGCCATACTTCCGTAATCTTTTGTTCAAGGTCAAACCTATCAATCGGCTCGCCCTTATCATTCATGTGTACGCCATTAATTATCATCGTGGTCTTCATATCCTTCATGTTCATCATCGTAACACCCATGCATATGAGTGAAGAATTCATCCAGTCCAGAGAAGCACATGGCGCAAAGGGCTACAGGTAGAACACCTAAGTAGCCATCAATCCCGCCTTCAAGTTCAATGTCAAACTCGCAGTGACACACAGAACATGTAAGCTCCATGTAACTTCTGTCTTTGTTGGCATCCGGGTGCTCTATTGGTCCAATGGACACATTGAGTTGTTTCTTTCTACTCATCCTTGACAAGAGATACACTCTTCCCCATCTGTAGGCGACTCAAAATCTTTCAACGCATTACGTTCAACTGACGCACCCACTTTATCTGCTGAGACACCGGCATTTGTGCGGAGGTAATAGAGCCCCTTGAGACCTTCTTTCCATGCCTTGATGTGTACAGAATTGACATACGGCTTCGGTGATCCTGCTGGAAAAAACAAGTTAACGCTCTGTCCCTGACAGATGAACTCCTGTCGCTTAGCCGAGTGCTCCACAACCCACGTCTGGTCAAGTTCAAATGCAGTTTTAAAGACTTGTCTGTCTTGCTCGCTAAGGAACTCCAGATGCTGAACAGAGCCTTCACTAGCAATAATACTCTTCCACGTGCTTTCAGTGTTCTCTCCATGAGCATCTAACACTTCCTCTAACGCTTTGTTCTTAACCAGATGCGCACCTGCACGTGTTCTGTGCGTATACGCATTCGACTTGATAGGCTCAATAGACGCTGAGCACCCGCATATGATAGACGAGTTAGCATTCGGAGCAATCGCAAGTAGGTGAGCATTACGCCGCCCTGTACCTGCCATATCCGGTGCTTCACCTCTTTCTTCAGCCAGTTCACAAGTAGACTCCACCGCATCTTCTTTGATCTTCTTGAACATTTGGTAGTTCTCACTAGCCGCCTGCCAAGATTCCCATGCAATACCTTTGTTCTGTAAATACCCATGGAAGCCCATCGCACCTAAGCCGATGGACCGTTCCATATAAGCACTGAATTTAGCTTTCTCTAATTCTTCCGGAGCATACCGGATAAAGAATTTAAGGACGTTGTCCAAGAGTCGTACCAAGTCTTGAACCATTCTGGTGTCTCGCCATTCATCCCATTTTTCAAGGTTGACGGAGGAGAGACAGCAAACTGCTGTGCGTTCTTCAGATGTTGCGAGATGAATCTCATTGCAGAGGTTACTGCCTCTAATTGAGAGTCCAAGTGCTCTTTGAGAATCTGGTAACCCTCTGTTTGCTGTGTCGATAAAGTTGAGGTAAGGGCTACCTGTTCTGAAACGAGCTTCAAGTATTCTTTGCCACAACTCTCTAGCTTGGATTGTAGATCTGATAGCTCCTGAATCAGGGCATCGTAATTCCCAGATGTTTCCATGTTGTACTGCCTCCATAAAATCGTCAGTAATATTAACTGCGTTAAACAGGTTAAAACATTTCCTGTTCGCATCGCCTCCAGTGGGCACTTTAAAGTTAATGAACTCAATGATCTCTGGATGCGACACATCGAGGTACGCGGCGTAAGAACCCTTGCGAGTCTTACCTTGTTTGTACGCAGTCATCTGCGAATCAACAACTTTTAAAAATGGTATGACACCCGGTGCCTTGTCACTGACAGGGCGTACATCAGCCCAGTGTCCCCCGACACCACCACCCTTTACGGATAGCCATGCAACTTCAGCATTATGGCTGATGAGAGAGTTAAGATTGTCACCGACATAAGAAAGAAAGCAAGAGATCGGCAATCCTTTTGGCTCATCGCTGTCAGCCGGTGCGTTTGAAAGCACAGGACTAGCGAACATAAACCAACGCTTACTAGCATAGTCGTAAATACGTTGAGCGAAGTCATAGTCCCCCTCACAATAAGCTACAGCCGCACGTGCAAATGCTTGCTGTGCGTATAACTCTGAATCCAGCATGTAGTAATCTTTGAGTAGGGACATTGCCTGTTCTGAGAGGCTGTTATCCCTATCGAGATCTATGTTTATTCCTTTGTATTTTACTACTTGCATTAGTCAATTCCTTCAATAGAAATTTCACATTTTTTGAGTTCAGCACCCGGAATGTCATACATACATGCATCGAGCACTTCACTGACAATTTCTGTGATTCCATCTTCGTTCCTGTGTTCAGGCGAAAATTCAGTTATATCTATTTCAAACTGTAAGTCAACCTTTATCTCTACGGTCATCACCAATTAACCCCTTCAGTTTTTTTCATCAACTGAATCATGTATTTAAGATACCAAAGAGCTTTTTCTGCGTTAGCAATTGGATCACCCTTAGTCCACAAGCGAGTACCAGTATACTTGAGAAAATTACCATGGCAATACTGAATAGCATTATAAGGCCCAAGTACATCCACGATGTAGTCGATTGTTTCAATCTCTCCAGAATTGTAGTGCTCTGGCTTATCGATTTCGTGATACATGCTGTCATCAATCATATCCTCAATAACTGCATTAACTTCTGGGGAAAGATCTTTACGAATGTCTTTGAGGCTCATCATGCACTCCCGTGTGTCTTCGTGGTAAAGTCTAGGGTAATTACATTACCTTCTTTTGTGAAGTTGGGTCTGTCTTCTTCTGCGGCTAAAATAAAATCATCAATCATTTCTTGATTAGTGGCTAAAAATACTTCTTTGACATACTCCAAGAAATCTTCATCTTGTTCCATGAGGGTAAGTGTCGTAGCCATCATTGCGGAAACGGTACGTAGCTGTGTTAACTCGTCCGTACTAAAAGTATGATTAACGTCTTCTTCAAGATGACATCCAACAACACCTGTCCACTT